TCCAGATTCTTCTGGTACAGCAGCAGCGGGGGCTTCTTCTACGGAAGATTCGTCCGCTGCGTCCACTTCTTCGGCGTCGGAAGATGCCTCCCGTTCCATTCCCGCCTCCCCCACGGAGATCCCCATGACCCAGGAAGAAATTGACGCGATGATTCAGCGCGCTGTCGCGAAGGCTCTTGAGACCCGCGCTGCCGCCACTCCCGCTCCCGCCGCTGCCGCCGCTGCCTCTGCCCCGGAAGGGGAGACTGTGGAAGCTCTCCGCACCAAGCTGGCGCAAGAGCAGACCCGTGCGGCCAATCTGGAGAAGTCGCTGAACCACCTGAACGCGGGCGGCGTGCGCAGCGGCAGCGGTGGGGTCCGTACCCACAGCACCAACGACGGCGGGCTGAACCGCTCCGCGCTGGGCAAGCTGGTCACCCGCGCGAAGACCGAGGGCAAAGCCCCCCTTCTGGTGCGCGTGATTGCGGGCGATGCGGATCACGGGATCACCGGCATTCAGGAGTACCTGGACGTGAACCTCCGCGCCCGTGACGGTGCGGGTGCCATCAAACTCCGCGAAGCCAAAGACGCCGCTCCTGACATGCTGCGGGATGTCCTTGACGCCGCCTACGAAGACGGCACCGTGCGCGACTGGCAGAGCGCGGCCTGATTCTTTCCTCCCCTTCCTCCACCTCTTTCTCCAAACGGAGAACCCATGCACGAAGATAACTGGCTTGGCAATTTCGACCGTGGCGCGCACGACGCATTTCAGCGGTCGCTGGCCGTCGCGGGTGCAGGCGCAACCCTGCTTCAACCCACCATTTCCAAGGTTCTGCAACTGCTGAGCAATCGCCAGTTGGGGGCTTCCTCCACCCTCCCCCGCAAGGGCGGAACCAGCGATGGCTTCTACAGCACCCGTCGTAGTGCTGCGACCACGGGCGGAGCCTGGGTGGATGACACCACGGAGCCTGTGGAGTCGGAAGGTACCTACACCCAGGTGAAATTCACCTTCCGCACCCTGCTTGGCCGCATCAAGGTCACCCGGAAGTTGATGGCCACCGGGCGCACCTGGGGTGATGTCGCCGCCGGGGAAATGGTCGGCAAGGCCGAAGACCTTCAGCAGTCTCTGGAGACTGCCACCTTCCAGGGTGACTCTGCGGTCACCTCCACCAGCATCGACGGACTGCTCACCCTGATCGGGGCGGTATCCGGCCAGACCGTGGCCAACACCTCTTCCTCCTCCGGCGATGCGCTGTACCTGACCAAGCTGGATGCGACGATCCAGAAGGTGAAGGGCTCCGCAAACAAGGCTTCGCTGCGGATCTACTGCTCCCAGTTGGGCCACCGTCTCCTGAACGGTGCCCTTCAGGCTCAGCAGCGGTTCCAGAACACCGTGATGGTGGAAGGCGGCTTTGAGGTGGAGTCCTACCAGGGCGCCCCCATCATCGAAAGCAATGGCATTCCCGATGCCATGACCTTCAACACCACTTCGGGACGGCCCCTGGCCTTTTCGGGCGGTGCAACCACGGCGATTGTGGTGGTGAACGTCAACTACGTCTTCTACTCGGAGCTGACCCCCATGACGGTCATGCCTCTGGCGAAGAAGTCTTCGCAGTACGACGAGATCGATATGTTCAATGACCTGACCCTGGTCCTGGACAACACCTATGGCGGTGCGATCCTTGGCGGTCTGGCGGGCTGATAGCCGGGTGGTGGTGTAGGGGCGCTCGGGTGGCCGGGCGCCCCTTCTCGTTTTTGGGGAAGATGGGTTATCGTGCCTCTGGAGGTCCGAATGTGGGCTAAAAAGCAGGCACCAGAAGATAATTTCAAGTTCGTCGTGTTCCGACCCGACTGGAACCCGGCCATTGAGTACACAGAGCAGAACGGCACAGAGATCCGCCGGTCGCTGAACGTCTCATGGCCGTCTGATTTTCCGCTTCCAGAGCGCGTCCCCGGTCGGGAGTCGACCTACCACCCGACGCGGGAAAAGCCCAACACCTGTATGCTTTTCATCAACACCCGGTATCTGTTTGATCGCGTGACCAAGCTGGGCTGGGTAGACGTGACCGAGCTCTGGGAAAAGGGCCTGGACCGGAAGAAGCGTCTGGCTGCGGGTGAGGAATTGCCGCCCCTGGGAGAGCCGGTAGGCGCGGCCATCCCGGCTGGAAAGGCTGCCGCAACCGGGCGCCATGCCAATAAGGAGGCCCCTGCCCCCACTCCGGCCCTGCCTCCGAAGCAGGAGCCCCCCAAGAAGGAGGTGCCCCCCAAAGCGGAGCCGGTGCGTACCGCTCCCGAGGCCCCTGCTCCCCCACCGGCCCGGCCCCCGGTACAGGAAAATCCCGCACATGCGGCGCTTTCTCCCGAAGCACAGCGGGCGTTGGTGCTTCTGGAGATGGACCTGATTTCTCTGGAGAACGCGCTGAAGGCGGAACCGTCCCTGGTGATCCGGGTGACCCTCGCAGGGGAGCGCCAGAAGCAGAAGCCTCGCAGCGGGGCGATCAAGCTCTTGGAAAATCACCTCAAGAGCGCAGTTGAACGCGAACAACCAAAGAAGTAGAGGGGTCTATGACCATCATCGCCGCTTCCGATCTGAAAAGCGCACTCCGCATCCCGGCGGCGGTGACCTTCCACGATGTGGTGCTCAGCGCGCTCGCTTCCGGGGCGAATTCCTACGTCCTGGGTTCCCTTGGGCAGACCGCGCTCAGCACGAATGAAGAGCAGGAGTACCCGGATATCTACTCCCCTGGACAGTCCAGCATCGTACTGCGGAAGCGGCCGGTGGTGAGTCTGGTGGCCCTTACCAACGACACCACCCTGCTGACCAGCGGAACCCACTACCGGGTGGATACGGAGCGCGGGATTGTCCGCTTGAAGGAAGGCACATCCTTCTCTGAAAAGCGGGATGGAGTCCAGGTTTTGTACACCTATGGCTACACGTCTGCGACGCTTCCGTTTGAAGTCAAGCACGCGACTACCGTGCTTGCGGTGGCGATGTTCAACCGCTCCAAAGATCAGGGGCTTCTGGAGCGGGATGCCAACGGGTACTCAGTCAAGGTGGACCCGATGGATGTCCCTCCAGAAGCAAGGATGATCCTCGCTCGATACCAAGACATACACCACACATAGGGGACCATCATGGCCAAGCTGATCCGGAAAAGTCGCGCATCTGACGTGAATATGGGCATCTTCAACGGGGAGAATCTGAACCTGCAACGCCATACCGAAGGGCCATACGCTGGACATTCGGTGGTGCAGGCCGCCCACGGGCAGACCATCGAAAGGCTGAAGCGAGACGGCTGGAAGGTGGTGGAGGAAGAGGCCCCGGTAGAGCCTGCCATCCCTTCGGCGCTGGTCCCCTTCGGCGATGTGCTCTCCAAGGGCTCTCTGGCAGACTTGGAAGCGATCATCACTCCAGAGCTGTCTACGGAGTCCCTGCGGGCAGCTCTGGAGGTGGAGGCCAGTGGGCGGAACCGGAAGGGCGCCAGGAAAATTCTGGAAGGGGCGCTGGCGCAGCTGGTGGGAGGAGTCCCCGCAGCGCCTGAAGAAGCTGCCCCCGCAGAAGATGTCTCCCAGGTGGAGGAGGAAGGCCCTTCCGGCCCGGAAGCCGCACACATCGCCGGTGAGGAGCCCTGACACAGCAGAAGGGTTCTGGAGGGCTACTATGGGCGTGTGGCATCAAGCCGCACCGCTCGTAGTGACGGGCAGGAGCTCCCATGCGTATTCTCGTGACCGGCGGTGCCGGTTTTATCGGTTCCCACCTGTGCAAACTTCTTCTGGAGCAGGGACACAAAGTCATGTCCCTGGACTGTCTGGTGAAGCAGGTACATCCCAGTTCCCCGGATTGGCCCGGCTACCAGCCCGACCACGCGAATCTTCAAAAATACTTTTGCAGCGTGCTGAATCCCCTTCCCAGCGGCTTCGCCTACGCCCTGGACAGCTTCAACCCCGATGCGGTGGTTCACCTTGCGGCCCTGGTAGGGGTCGGTCAGTCCGCCTACCAGATCCACGAATACACCCGCGCCAACGTCGCTGGAACGGCGAACGTCCTGGAAAAGATCCTGGACTACAACGCCAACATCAAGGCGGCCGAAGCGAAGGCTGAGGAGATTCGCGCGTTCACCCCCAAAGCAGAAGAAGACCAGTCGGAAGAAGATGCCCGCGCGACCTACCTGGATCGGATGGCGACGGCTCTGGAAGAGCTGGATCGGATCCGTTTCCGCGCCCCCATCAAGCAGGTGGTGATCGCCGGGTCCATGTCCAGCTACGGGGAGGGGGCCTATACCGCCAGCGATCCGGAGTTGAAGGCCCTTCTGGGAGGAAGCCTTCTCCGGCTACCCGAAGATCGCGACTTTTCTCCCGGCTATGAAGGCTGGGATCCGGCCGGGCTGGTGCCGGTGCCCACCCCGGAAGACTTCGGGCTTGAGCCCACCTCGGTCTACGCATGGAGCAAGGCAGAGCAGGAGCACCTTGCCCTGCTGCTGTGGCGCCTTCGTGGACAGCGTGAAGGGCTGGGTGTGAAAGTCGCCCGGTTCTTCAACGTCTACGGGGAGGATCAGGCTTTGAACAACCCCTACACCGGGGTAGCCGCGATCTTCGCAACGCGGGCGATGGCGATGCTCCCCCCGGTGATCTTTGAGGATGGTGGGCAATCCAGGGACTTCATCCACGTTTCCGACGTGGCCAAGGCCCTGGTGGCGATCATGGGCTTTGGGGCCCCTGGTGGGGTCTACAATGTCTCCACCGGGATCCCCACCAGCATCTTGAAGATGGCCTGTCTGATCTACGCCAGCATCGCCGTGGAGTTGTTGGCTGCGGGGGACAAAGAAGCCCATGATGAGCTCATGGATCTCCTCGGGAAGATCCAGCCCACCTACAAACGCCGGGCCGGTGATATCCGCCACTGCATCGGCGACTCCACGAAGCTGCGGGGGCTGGGCTGGGCTCCTGAAGTCGGTCTGGAGGAGGGGATCCGGAGCTACGTCCGCTGGATCATGCAGCAGGCTCCTGACGCTGATCCCGGCACCCTGAACCGGGCCACCAACGAGCTCCTTCAACACGGGCTGATCCGATGACGAGAAAGATCCTGTGCCTGGGAGGGTCCACCACCATCGGCGTGCGGTCTACGCGCGGGTGGCCTGAGCACCTTCAGCAGACCCTGGTGGGCAAGGCCCTGGTCCACAATGCCGGGGAGGCAGGCGCGCGCCTGGTGGACATCCTGCGGGGGCTGCCTCAAGTCCTCCACTACCACCGGGGCCCCAAAGCCATCATCATCCAGGTGCCCTTGCATGATGCGCGTGGGGGCGGGCTGCCCCCGTCTGAAGTGGGGATCCTGCTGCAGCAGATCGTGGATTGGTGCGGGGAGGTGGACCCGCAGATTATCTGCCTCGCGACACCTACCCCCATCATCACCATCGGCGGGGCTGTGGAGGGATTCAACCGCCCTTCCCGGCGATGGCACCCGAAAGCGGTGCAGGTGGTGACGGAATTGGCGGAAGAGCTGTCTCTACCGCTGATCCCCTTTCATCTGCTGTCGGTAGACGGGATGATAGATCAGGTCCATCCTGGACGCCGGGGCTACGAGTGGATGGGGCAGACCGCCGCTGCCACGGTTCTGGAGGCCTGGGGTCGCCTGGGGATCTGAAGCCGCAGAGCGGATAGAGTGGTGGATATGGAGCTTCCATGTCCACCATTTTTTCTATCGCTACCAACACCTCCACATGGTACCGCTCCACGGCCTTGGTCCTGGACGCAGCCGCTCCCGTAGCATCGCACACGGCTTCCAGGCAGCCCGTGCGGGCGTCCTGCCTTCAGGTACAGCTGACCGGCACCCCTACCGGCACAGTGACCATCTCCGGCACTGTAGAGGGCGTAGCGGATACGGAAGTCCTGACGTGGACGGGTACCCCAGCCCACAAGGTCACCCGTAAAGCGTTCACGGCGATTTCTGGTATTGCCACTTCGCTTTCTGGTGCGGTATCCATCGCGATCACGGCTGTAGGCGCTGATGGATCTCCGCAGGCAGCAACAGAAACGCTGAAGTCTGGCTGGCCGGTGGTCTTCAAGGAGCGGTCGCTGTCTTCCTATCGCCAGGAAGCCCCTGGGAATGAGAAGAAAGTAGGAGGGGTGATCCTGGTGGCCTATGAGGAGACATGGCGCCCCCGTGAAGGGGATCTGGTAGTCCTGGACACGGGGGAGACGCTGGAAGTCGTAGGAATTCCCACCACTGGCGGCGGGCTTCAGCCCGATCATTGGAAGGTGCAGAGCAATCGGCGCGAAGGCGCGGTGTAGCTGCCGCTTCCGGCTACTATGAGGCAAGCCACTTGGCTGGAGCCTCAATGCTTTTGCGAGATTTTGCCCATGACACCCTGATCATCATCCCGACGGTGGCGAAGCCGTCGGTTCTGGTCCCTGCTTTTTCCCAGTTGCTACGACACCTGGACGGCACCCGCACCCATGTGGTGCTCTCGGTCAATCCGATCAACCCCGAAGACGGGGCGAAGTCCATGGAAGAGTGCTTCAACCTGTGGACCGCCTACAAAGACCAGCTTCCGGGCTGTACGCTGTCTATCTACAACCATGGGAAGCCTGCGGGCTTCGGCGGCGCGATCAACCTCGGGATCAAGATGGCCCTGGGGATGCTTGGGGCGCACGCCTGGGGAATCCCCAAGCTGACGATCTTCTACAATGACGATCTGGTAGCTTCGGAAGGCTGGATCCAGGGGATGCACGCGGCCCTGGAATCCTCCACCGTCCAGGACTGGTCCGAGCCCAAGGATCCCACTGGGAAGCGCCCCGTGCGTAGCATGGCTGACTACGGGCAGAAGATCGGGCTGGTAGGTCCGGTGACCAACAACGCGGCGGGGATCCAGAATGTTTCCGCCGAAGATGTGAAGAAGTGGCAGCAGATGCAGACCGAACGCTTTGCGGATCAGTGGCGCAAGGCCCATCCCGGCGAAGTGATCACGGCCACCTTCCTTTCCGGCTTCTGCCTCGGGATCTCCTATGAGTGCATGGCAGATCTTTTCGTTCAAGAAGAGGTGGATGGAGAGATCCGTTTCTCCTGGCTCTTTGACGAACGGTATCTGGTTGCTGGGTACGAAGACAATGATCTCTGCGTCCGTGCGGACATGGAGGGGTGGCGCGCGGTGGTGGCCGGTGACACCTTCGTGGGCCACATCGGGCACCAGACCTTTGACACCGCTTTCCCGGAAATGGAGCGGGGAATGCGGAACCGTCTGGTCTTCTACGACAAGTGGCGCCCCGTTATCCGCAATCGGGGGCGCAAGATCATCGCCGTCTACCGCGTCCGCTTCGATGTCCCCTATGACCTCGAAATGTTCCGGGCGTCCTTACAGAAAGTCTGTACCCTGGTAGACGGCATCGCCGTGCTTCTGACGGATCGCGTCGCCAAGCTCATGGACACCGCCGAATATGTGGAACAGGCGAAGACCGGGCAGATCCGCGAGGTGGATGCCCGGCTGCTTCAGGCCAGCGCAGCGCACCCGGAAGATGCGGAAGCCCTGGGAGGCTGGATCTGGGCACAGGTGCAGCGGGTATCTGGGAACCGGGTGGCATTCCCCGCCTTCGGCCAGGACGTGCTGAAGGTGGAACGGTGGACCACAAAGCCCATGAACGAACGGAATGAGCGCAACGCCCTCCTGGTTATGGCCGAAAAGATGGGAGCCGACTGGATCCTGTCGGTGGACCATGACGAGGTACCGGAGCCTCGGCTTACTCGGGACCACATGACCCGCATGATGTGGCACCCGGATCCCCTGGTGCAGTCCTGGGACATCGCCTTCGTAAACCATTGGGAAAATGAGCGCATGTACCGGATCGATCCCCCCTGGGGAGACGGCGGATCCTGGAAGGGGGCCATGCGCGGGCATCGCTTCTTCCGGGTCAATCAGATCGCCCCCCGGCGCATCCTTGCCGGGTCGGGAGAATGTGCCCTTCACTGCGGCAATGTGCCCTCTGTGGACCCGATGGCGAAGCGTATTTCTGGCTTCCGCTTCCGCCACCTCGGCTATATGCGCTACCAGGATCGGATCCGGAAAGAGGCCCGCTACAATGAGCAGGATCCGAATCCGGATCCCTATCTGGTAGGCGGTGCCGACTACAGCCACATCACCCGAGATGATGGCATGACGCTCTCCCCCTACAGCCCCGATACCGGAATCGGCCTGCACATGCTGTGCTATTCCAAAGAGCGTCCCGATGACTACGGGCGCATCCTGGACCAGTTGCATGGGCTGGTGGATGCGGTGGTGGTGGTCTGGACCGGGGAATGGGACGGTGACGACTACGAGGCTGTGGACGGGCAGAATCTCTACGATCCCGACATCAAGTGGCCCGCTACCGGGCCCTCCAAGGACATGGCGAAGATGCTTCAGCACTTCGATGTGAAGTGGCGGCATCATCGGCTTCGGGACAACCTGGGAGCCGCCCGGAACGCCGGGATCAACTACCTGGACAGTCTCCGCACCTCCACCCTGAAGGGCCTTGGCTGGGCTCTCTGCCTGGATCCTGATGAGCAGCTTCCCTACAGTGCTCCGGTGGTATTGCGACGGATGGCAGAAGCCGGGTCCACCTTCGGGTGGCTGTTCAACTTCGCCAATCGGCATGCAGATGGCACCACCACCCTTTCCGAGAACGTGCGGATGTCCCGCCTGGATCGTCAGGGCTCCATGCGCTTCCACGGCCGGGTGCATGAGGGCTTCGGGAAAAGTACCCGTGCGCTGGTACAGGCAGGGGCAAAAAACGTACTGCGGAAAGCGCCTTTCCAGGTGCTCAACCTGGGACTCTCCCACAATCCCCAGATCATGCAGGCGAAGCTGGATCATTACCGGCGTCTCTGCGAGATGCAGCTGCGCGAAGACCCCCACGATCCCGGATGCTGGGTCACCCTCGGATTGTACTGGATGAACGAGGGCGCTTTGGACACCGCAAGGATCTGCTTGGAGCGGGGCTGCATGTCCGCTCAGGATGAGTTCCTGCCCTTTGAGCAGATGGCTCAGTTCTATGGGCGCTTGGCCAAAGCCTACTTCGCCATGGCGGTAGAGCGGCTGGGCAAGCACTCCAAAGCAGAGCTGTACGGGCAGGCGCTTGAGGCGCTGGACCAGGTGGCGCCGGAGATGGCGCTGTTGGGCACCGCAGAAGCCCGTGGCGGCACCTCCGACGCCGAAGCGATCTCCACCCTGCCTCCCTTCCCGCCGCCTGCTTCCCGGTAGCAGGCAGTCTCCCCCGGCCCTGTGCAGCTCCCCGCTGTGCAGGGCTTTTTCTTTTGGGGTACGCTGGGAGCATGGTCGGGATCAAGTTTTCCAATGGCTCGCTGACCTTCACGATCAGTGCCCTTCAAAATACCAGCATCGGGCTACAACAAGCCGGAGAAGAAGGCACGCTTGCCGCTGGTGAGATCCTCTGGCGCGCGGCACTCCGCACCATCGGGCTTCGGGATCACAGCCTCTCCGACCTCCAGATGATGGATCATCCCTACGCCCGCAGACATCGGAAGATCCAGGTGCATACCGACACCCCCTGGCAGGTGCATCGCCAGCCTTCCCCGCTGAACCCGAAGCACAAGAACCAGAAGGACAACCTGTACAAGAACACAAAGAGCAGGTTTTCCATGGTCAACGGTATGCCGGTCTACGAGGTCTATTTTGATACTTCGGCAGCCCCGGAAGCCAGATTTGTGGTGAGCGGAACCAAGGTCATGCTGCCCAGAGACCCGCTCTGGAATACTGCACAGGATCCCGCCGTCCAGAAAGAGATGATGGTGGCCATCGTCCGCAGGCTCGGTAAAGCACTGCGGTCCAAGGTCGGGATCCGCTTCGGCGCCGGAGCTGTACCTGTTTCTTCTACCAGGATTCAATGATGTCCGTTTCAACCGGTAAATCCAAGCAGCTGCTACGGAATAAACTTCTGGAGTCCACGGCAATTCAGGCGATTGTGGGAGCTGCCGTGTACTCCTCCCATCCGAACACGGTGGATAAAGCCACCCTGCCCATGCCCTGCATCATCATCGATGTGCAGAGCGGGGACATGCGCTATCAGAAGGGCATCCAGACGCAGAACATCCACATCTACACGTACTCCAGAATCTCACAGGATGAAGCGGATACTTTGTATGGTCTGGTTGTGGACGCGATCCATGCAGAGCGGCTGGCTGATCCGACCACTTTGGCGGGTGGGGGTGCAGTCAACCCGCTGAAGGGCTCCATCCGGGAAATGGAGCGTCCACAGGAGGGCTACAATCAGGCGGTGGCAGGATGGTACGCCCGTGGTACCTGGAAGATGATCACCATCGGGTAGGCACACCCATAGGAGTCTGTATGGAATCGGTACCTGGAATCTTGAGAAATGACAAACCCGTGAAGGTCCACTGCACAAAATGCGGTGGCATCGCAGGCACGCTCCCGGCTGGGATGCGGCCGGTCCTGGGATCGGGCGGAACCGCGTACTCCCTCCACTGCCCCTGTGGGCAGGAGATGAAGATGCGGGTGTCCAATGGGTGATACCTCATCCCCTACCCACCGCGTTCAGCGGACTGTCGTGCTTCCTCCTGGCCTTCCTGAAGCCCTGCGGGCTGCCGTAGATGAAGCCCTGAAGCCGGTGCTTCAGCGGATCAATGGTCTGGAGGAAGACCTTGGAAGTACCACGAAAATTGCTGCCGCGATCATGGGCAGCCTGAACATCGGGCTTGGCCAGGATCCATCTGAGGAGGACATCCCCAAGGCCCCGGTGGATACGATCTGGCCCTGCCAGAAGTGCGGTACCAAGCTCGGATTCTACGACCAGCAAAAGGATGTTTTGCGGGTCCGCTACAAAGACTTCAGCATGTGGGTACACGCCGGGTCTGGAGGCTGGATCAGGCAGGCATGTCGGAATTGTGGGGAGTTGAACGTGATCGACGCCTCCCCGGCTGTGTCCAGGGATGGCGCTGAGAACATCCTGCATGTGGATGGGGATATTCTGATGGTGGATGGCCCCCTGTTGAATCAGCTTCGGGAGATGGTGGCCACATCGCCGGATGGGAAGATCGACATCCGACTGCTTCAAACCCAGCATCCTGACCCGCGTTGACATGCCGGGGTAGCCCGGCTACCCTGACAGCAGACGCCTGAGAGGCGCACTCCATCCCCCACGAATGCACTGGAGTGCCCATGCCTCTCAATATTCCTTCCTATACCGTCAACAACTTCTCTTTTGGCCCCGCGCGCCTGTTTCTGGGAGCCTCCGGTACCACTCCCAGCGTAGACGTTGGCGGGATCACCGAAGACGGGTGCAAGATCACCCTTTCATCGAAAAAGAAAGATATCTTTCAAGGCAATCCCAAGCTGATTGCCTACACCTTCGCACAGGAGCAGGGGGTATCGGTCGAGATCAGTGGGATCGAGTGGGATACCGACACGATGACCTACGCCCTGGGAGCGGCCAACACCACCAACACCTCCAATGAGGAGACGCTCACCTTCGGTGGAGATCCCATTGTGGAGAAGGTGGCGATCCATGTACAACATTACATGGCCGTCGCCGGGCATACCCTGAATGCCTACGTTTGGACCTGCGTATCTGACGGGGATGTGGAGATCGGGATGAACCACGACGAGCACAAATTCCCCTACAAGTGGAAGGCTCAGCGGTCTACCACCGATTGGGCTGGTGCCTCCCTGGCTTACGATGCGCAGTTGATGAAGCTGTACCGTCAGAAGACCTGATCGCTTTGGCTCCTGGTCACGGGGAGCCGTAGCGGCCACGGGCGCCGCAGTGCCTGCTGCTTCCCGCGACCACGGGGCTCTGTGGCTCCCATCACCTCCACTGGCTACTATGCGGGTGGAGGTTTTTCATGCCCGCCGATACCGCACCTGCTTCTGATTTTGGTTCTATCCTCGCCACTTTGTTCCCTGAGAACGAGATTGTAATCACGGACATTCTGGGGAATGAGTACAAAGCTCCCGCCGCCATGTCGGCAAGGCGTGAGTCTCGACTGTTGAGGGTTCTGGAGCGCCTGACCAGCCACCCCATCGTGGGCATGGCTGCCGACCTGCCCACCGGGGCACCGCAGCAGCAGATCCAAGGGCTGCTGAAGCTGCTCATGGCCGCCATCCAGGAGAACTCTGGGATCCTCTCCATCTTGGAGGATGCCTTCAAGATCGCGCACCCCCGCGTATGGGAGGCGGTGCTTCTCAAGCGGACTTCTTTTGATGTGGAAGAAGAAGACACCTTCGGCCCGGCCGATGCCTTCTCCATCGTGGAGATGGCTACTGCCATCCTCCCTTTCGTCGTGAAGCCCGCACAGAAGATTCTGGGGGCGATGAAGAAGGCGCAGACGACGCAAAAATAGAACCGCTGACTGTTGAGGATCTGAAGCTCTCGCTGGGGATCCTCTTTGCCCATGGCCACGATCTGGAAGTCCTGGACCGCTGGTCCTGGGATCAGGTCAGGCTGGTTGCGGAGTGCATCGCTAAATACGAGGTTCACCGCATAGAAATGGTACTCGGTCCTATCGCGAAGGGGCTGGGAGCGGAGTACACCTCCGGCAATGTGGAGGATTCCAGGCGCTCCCCCAAGCGCAAAGGAAAGGGGAAGTCCACCCTGGATCGTACCGACCCGGAAGCCATCAAGCGGGCACAGTCCAGAGATCAGCAGAACTTCCTGGCTGCCGCACAGGCAGGTATCCGCATCTACGAGGACTGAGACGGCATGATAGGCGGGGAAGTAGCGGAGCTTCCCCATGCCAGCGCAGACCGTAGGCCAGCTTGCAGTACAGCTTGTCCTTGACGACGGGAACCTACGAGATGGAGTAGGTAAATCCGTCAACTTCCTCAAGGCGCTCGCGATTTCTGCCAAAGATGCAAACGCATCCGTCGCTGCGGCTGCGGGTGCGTCTGCCTCAGCTCTGTCTGCCGCCGGGCAGGAGGCCACGAAGGCATCGGGCATCTTCCGGGATGCTTCCGGGCGACTGCGGGACGCCGCCGGGCGCTTCCTGACGGATGCGGATGTTCTGGCCAGGCTTGGAAATTCCGCCAACGCTTCCGCCGAAGACATCGCTTTGCTGAATGAGCAGCTTGAGAAAATCAAGAGTGCAGCAGCAAAGGACGCTGTAGAGGGGATGACGAGCTCTCTCAGCAGCATGTCTGCCACCATCATGGACCAGGTGGTGACGGCGCTCAAAGCCTTCGGCGTTGCCCTTGCTGGTGTGGCCGCCGCTTCGGTTTATACCGGCGCCACGTTTCAGCAGAAAATGCAGCAGGTGGGCGTAGTTGCGGGGGCCACCGGAGAGGAGTTTGATGCGCTCTCCGCACGCGCGCGCGAGCTGGGAGCCACCACCAGCTTCTCTGCCTCTGAGGCAGCCGATGCCATGCTCCTGCTTGCGGGGGCGGGCCTGAACACCTCCCAGGTGCTTGCAGCCACCGGGGACGCCCTGGTCCTGGCAGGAGCCGGGGGAACGACGCTGGAAGTCGCTGCGTCTGCCCTCACCGCTACGATGTCGCAATTTTCGCTGAGCGCCGGAGAAGCCGGAAGGATCTCCGATGTCTTCGCGAAGGCGACCGCTGGATCCCAATTCACCGTAGAAGGCTTGAACGAAGCCATGAAATACGGTGGCACTGTAGGCGCGGGCTACGGGTGGTCTTTGGAGCAGACCGTAGCTGCTCTGGCGCAATTCCGGGATGCGGGCCTGGATGCGAGCATGGCCGGGACAGCCCTCCGTTCGGCCATGGTTGGCGCCACCATGGCGTCACAGCGGAACATCGAGACGATGGCCAAATATGGCTTGACCATGCAGGACATTTCTCCAGAGCTTCATTCCTTTCAGGAGATCCTGACGACGATTGGCAGGGCCGGGATGACCACCACGGACTCCCTGATCGTCTTTGGGACGGAAGCCGGAGCTGTTGTAAAGACGCTCTCGGATCAGATGGCGATGGGCTCCCAGAAGTATGACCAGATGCTGGCTTCTTTGGAGGGGGCCACCGGTGCAGCTGCGGAGATGTATTCGCAGATGAACCTCACAGTGATCGGGTCTTTTGCGGAGCTTCAGTCCGCAGCAGAGGAGATGCTGCTGACCCTGTTCGATACCTATAAAGGCCCCCTGGCTGAACTGTTGGATGCTACCGCCAATCTTGTAAACAAGGTGGTGGTGGAGGTCCAGAAGGCGTCTGGAGCTATCGCCGGGTCTATGGAAACGGCCCTTGGCGCGATCACCTTCTGGATCAATGAAAATGCCGACTTCATTGCGCAGTCCATCGCCGGATTTATCCAGGGGGCAGCGGAACTTGTAGCCAAGGTGCGGCTGCTCCTGCCCTACCTTCAGCAGATGCTACCGCTTCTGGACGATATCGCCCTGGCCATGGGGTTGGTCTGGGTAGCGATGCAGGTAGCCCAGTTTGTTTCTGCTGTTCAGTCCGCTATCGGCGTGCTGTCTGCCATGCAGTTTTCTGTAGGCGCCCTGATGACGGAGATCACCGTAGCCACCGGCGGGATCTACGCCCTGGTGGCTGCGGTGGGCATCCTGGTGGTGGGGATGGGCGCTCTGATTTCCAGGTATAACGAGGCGGAAGAGGCCGCCCGGAACCTGAAGGATGCACAGGACGCCCTGACCGCAAAGCAGGTCACTGCGGATCAGACCCGAGCCGCCTACCTGGAAGGGCTGCTACGGGTGCAGCGGGAAGAGGCACAGGCACAACTGCAGCAGGAAGCCGCCGCCGGGCAGCTCACCCGTGCCCGTCGCCAGGAATTGGAGCTTCTTACAGAGCTGACCGGGGCCACTGCGCAGCAGATGGAGGCGGCTGGGAAGCTGGTCCTGGTCAACGGGAAACTACGGAGTGCCGTGTCCATCGCAGAGGAGATGGATCCCGAGGTTGTATCGGCGTTCAATGCCCGCGTGAAAGAGCTTGCACAGGAGTCCTCCTCCGCAGAGCGGCAACTGAAGGCCCTGGAAACGCAGCTACAGGCAGCGCAGCAGGTGGACCTGGGAGACTACGGAGCTTCCGCCCGTGTGGCGGTCCTGCTTCAGCAAGCAGATCGCGGGGTGGAGACCATTGCCCAGGCGGAAGCGAAGATCGCACAGCTACAGCAGCAGATCCCGCAGTACGGGGAGGCTGCCCAGAAGCTGCGAGCCGACTACACGCAGGCCACCACCGACATGCTGGACACCGAAGGGAAGGCGGTGGCGAAAGCGGGACGCTCCAGAATCCAGGTTGCCACAGCCACGGCTGATGAAGGCCTGAAGGTGGAGCAGGAATATGTGGACCGGGTAGCCGATCTTCACGCCGGGCTGGCGATGGAGTTGGCCCGGATCGGCGCGTCTGAGTTGCAGCGTCTGGAGTTGGATCTTCAGGAGAGAGAGCAGAAAATCCGGGAGCAATACGCTGCCCAGATGCAGGATGCGGGCGGAAACGCTTCCGAGGTGGCCCGTCTGGAAGCCCAGATGCAGGCAGATTTGGAAATCCTGGCAGCCATCGGGGCTGCAAAACGGACGGAGCTCGAAACCGCTGTTGCCGAAAAAGCCGCAGCCGCGAAGGCGCGCGAGGCCTCGCGCGTGCAGGGGATCATTTCCGGCATGGAGGAAGCCGGGCTTGCAGAGTCTGTGCGGCTGGAACAGGAGAAAGCTGCCACCCTGGCCGGGATCTCTGATCAGTACGGTGCAGAGAAGCTGCGCATTGCGGAGCTGTACGACGCGAAGATCGCCGAAGCGCGAGCAAAGGAGGTTCAGGAAACGAACGATGCTGCGGAGGAAGTCAAGAAAAAGCAGGTGGATGTCTGGGGGGCGGCTGTCAAAGCTGTAGACGGATTCATGAACGGGCTCAACAAAGCCATCGGCGTACTCCAAAGCATGGGCTCCGCTGCCAGAGGATTTATCAGCTTCTTTGCCGATGGTTTGGAGTCACTGACGGGCTTCTCCTTCAATCTGGGAGAGGCGATGGATGCCGTGGTGGAGGCCATGGGCAAGGCCGGAGAAGCCGCTGCCGAAGTGCCTGGGGAGATGACGGTAGGCATGGCCGGGGCTGCCTCCATGCAGGGGCCTACGGGGGGCGTGGCCGCGAATGCAGCCCAGAACTACGTCACCGGCCTGGTAGACGCCGCAGTGCTCTTTGTAGACGCCCTGGTAGCCGCGCTACCGGTCCTGGTGGCATCCCTGGTAGAGCAACTCCCCATCGTGATTGATGCGCTGGTGGCCGCCCTGCCCGGCCTTGTGGCCATCCTGGCGGCATCGGTTCCGGATCTCGTTGGCCTGTTCGCAGAGCAGATGCCGCGGGTGATCCAGGCGTTGTTGGATGGGCTCCCCGTGATCATCCAGGGGATTACCGACTCCTTCCCGGCCCTGATTGACTCGCTGGTGGCGCTGCTGCCCACCCTGGTAGAGCCGCTCATGACGGCGGTGCAGACGATCATGGACATGATGATCCGCGAACTGCCAAGGCTGGTGATCGCGATCATCCAGCTTATTCCCGGCATCATCCAGGGGATCCTTGACCATCTGCCCGATGTGATCGCGGGGCTGATTGCGGGGATCGCTGACATTGTGGTGGCCATCGTGGAGGCCATTCCCGAGATCGTCACCTCGCTGGTGGAGGCCATCCCATCGCTGATCACGTCGATCATTGACTCGTTGATGGCGGCGATTCCGCAGATCATCATGGCCGTGGTGCGGGCAATTCCCAAGATCATCGCCGGGATCATCGGCGGGATTCCAGAGATCATCGGGTCTCTTCTGGCAGCCATCCCGACGATCATCCAGATGGTGGTGAGCCTGATCCCGGATCTGATCATGGGGATCGCTGACTCGCTTCCGATGCTGATCCCGGTGCTGATCAACCTGCTTCCAGAGATCATCACACAGCTGTTAGTCTTTCTCCCGCAGATCATTTCCGCGCTATTCATGGCGTTCTTTGTGGAACTTCCGAAGCAACTCCCTGCGATCATCGCCTCGCTGGCCATGTCGTTGGTAGAGGCTCTGAAGCTGGCTTTCGACTCCATTGCGAAGCTGCTCAGTGACCTCTTCAAGAGCGCATGGGAGGCCTTGACCAGCATCGGTAGCGGTGGGAAAAACAAAGATAGCGACAAGGGATCCGCCTATTCGGGCATCACCTATGTTCCCGCTACCATGCGCATGACCGTGCATCCTGGCGAAATGATCGTACCTGCCAACCGGAACCCGCAGCGGGCTGGGGACCGGGCGGATCCTGCGATGGCTGGGATGGGCGGTGGAGGGGGCGGCGGTGGGGATCTCAGCCTTCAGGTTTTGATGAATGGTCGGGTGGTGGAGCAGGTACTCCTCGACAGCCAGAAGCGGGGGCAGGCTTCAGGGCTGACCAGACAGATGCGCTCCACCGCTGGGGTGAAGGCTGGGGTGGACCGGGGTAAGTGGTCAAAGGGCAGGTGAAGGATGGCGACTACCCCGGTTTTTCGGATCACGACCTATCAGATTCCTACCGGAGCTTTTTCGGGAAAGTCGTACTCTCTGCATCTGCGGCATGAACTTTCCGCCAACTATTTCGCTATGGTCCAGTGGTCTCTGGACGACAGCGGAGACATCTCCCCCGCTGACCTCGGAGTCCAAATCATTGCGGACCCCTACGGCACCGGGGAGCTTTCCACTTCTGGCGGAAACTGGCTGGTCCTGGAGCGTCAGGCAGCCACCACCAACGCAGATATTTTCGTTACCGTGGTGGAGTGCCTACGCGACGAAGACGGGGCAGGCTTCCGGCTTCTGGACGTGGCCGTCACCGCGCTCGCTTCAGCTGGCGGGGCAGGAGTGCAGTCACTTACGGACACGTCTTCGGCGACGTTTGATCCAGAGCGGATCGTGCTTTTTGGCGGGCACCGTGGCGGCGGAATGTCCACCACCACCACCACCGTTGCCAACCTGCCCACGCTCTGCCCGAGGATCTACCCATCGGGCACAAACACCTTGAACTTTGTGCGGAACGACGTGGCAGGAACCCAGGTGCAAGGCGCATCCTGCACTACATACGTCGTGCAATGGGGCTGGGAGTGGTCGATCCTGCGGGCCACGGTCACCGGCACTGCCTACGGGTCCACGATGGACAGCACCAGCCACTACGACACCGCGGCCCTGGGGGGGCAGGTGCCGCGCGCCAACGCATGGCTCTGGTCCTGCGGGTATACCAACGCCTACGGGGCCGGGGATTCCGGGCTTTCCCAGGTTGCCACCCTGGGAGATGGCGTAGCACAGAACGCGACAGAGACGACGGTAGCCGTCGGGTGTGCCAACGGGGCGGTGACCCGAAGCACTGAAGTCTATGTGTTGGCACATGCCAAGCTCGCTACAGATTGGGTATTCAAAACCGCTGCCGCCGGGTCTGGAACCTACGGCTTCACCGTCGATGCTTCTGCATCTGAAGAGACTTATTCTGCGGTTGACCCTCCCCTCTATGTGGTGAATACGCAGGGGCGGCTACCGTACCTTCAGGCAAGCGTACCTTCGGGGCTCACCAGCGAGCTGGGGCAGACCCTGCTGCGGGCCCGGCACACGGCTTCCACCACGGTGGCGGCCTCGACTGCAGACCAGTCCCCCTCCCTGGCATGGGTGGGCTGGCTGTGCTCTGTGGACTTCACCGCGCTGACCACAGAGCAGGACAGCCTGCCCACCTTCCGGGTCACCAACTACGCGATCTCTTCCGGTTTTGCAGGTACGACTTACGACCTCACCCTGAACAATCCCCTTTCCTCCAACTATTTCGCTATGGTGGTGGGGAGTACCACGGGCGGGGCAACACCCGCACCTGAAGACGTGTATGCCTGGATCTCCCAGGATCCGTTTGGTACCGGTGACCTGGGAGTCTCTGCGGGGGCATCTACGCTGCGGATCTCCCGTGCCACCGCTACGGCTGCCTGGACGGGCATGATCACGGTGGTGGAGTCCCTGCGGGGCCCACAGGTGGATGGGTTCCGCCTGATCGATGTCAAATCCGTATCCCTGCCCGCCTTCGCTTCTGTGGGGGTTCAGACGGTCAATGCCACCGCGAATTCCACCTGGACGGATCTGGAGCAGATCACGCTCTTTGGCGGGCATCGGGGCGGTGGGATCACCCCCGCAGCCGGTGTAGGGGCTGCCGACATTCAGACGATGGGGGTGGCCCTGGTCCCCACCGGCAATGATGGGCTGGCGATCTTGCGCTACACCGATGATGCCGCCACCTGCAAGGCAGCTACATGCTGGGTTTATGTGGTGCAGTGGGGGTCTGCATGGCAGGTGCAGCCCATGCTGGTCCAGGGGGTGGCGGGCGGTAGCGCGGTGAATATCACCGGGGAGTACCAGACCTTCTACCTGAATACCCCCGTGGTGGCCGCGAATACCTGGGTATGGGCTGCCTTTGCAGCAGCGGCAGATACAACGGATTCATGCTGGCTTTCCCCGGCGATGCACCTGGGAGATGGGGTATCGCAGTCTGCAACCGAGGATCGGATCTCCATCGGACTGTGGGCATCGTCCGCTTTTCTGGGAAGCATCTACGCTTTGACGCATCCAGATATGGCGGTTGACTGGACCTTTCAGGCATCCACCACGTCCACATCCACGGGGGTGACGGTGGATGGACCCGAGCGGTCTGCCAGCTTCTCCTCTACCGGGTACACCACCGGGCAGCGGGGAGCTCTGGCCTACACTGCGAATTCCAGCTCCGCTACGCCGCCCGTGGTGGTGGGGGCGATGGTGAAGGCCAGGCCACAGGGCTACACGAATATTGCGCTTACCCGAGGCCGGGGCGATGGCCCGAATTGGGCGGGCTGGATCCAGAGCTTTGATTTTGGCAGCATCGAAACCAGGATTGGCGCGGTGACCGTTGCCACTGCCGATGCTCTGCGTCCCACCCCGCAGACGTACCTGATCCTTCAGGATCCCCATTGGGATGGCTCTGCGAGCATCACTCGGATCACCTCCGAAGGTGGCCGCATGGCCGGGGCGGTAGAGCCTGCCACGGACAATATGGGCTCTGTGGTGGGCTTTATTGAAGGCACACCGGTAGATGATGTGGAGCTTGATTTCCGCCTGCGTGGCGGGGCTGTGGGAGGCTCAGGCGGGTGGCTGTGGCGCCTCTCTACCGAGTCCTCCTCTGATGACTGGAAGGCGATGAACGCGCTGACCACCTTCTGGCGACAGGATGGGTTTACGACTTCGGAGCGCCTGACTGCGCAGGATGTGGGCTACAGCACGGCGTATCGCCAACTGCTGATCCCCTACATCAAATCCGTGACCGAGATCCGGATTTACAAGAAAGATGCAGATGATGTTTTGGATACCACATCCTGGACCTACAGCAGCATCGTCACGACGGACTGTGTAGACCCCGCAGACCCGTTGGGAGGAGTCGGGATCTGCGAGCTCCCAGACGGGACCATGCTGCTGACCTATGTGCAGCAGGACCAGACCAACGGCTATTACAATGTGGCCGCATACAATTCTGTGGATGGTGGATCCACCTGGACACGTCAGATCACCCGGCTTCTGACGCGCACTTCTTTGGGCGTATTGGCCGTCTGCCAGGGCTACATGCACCTGCGTTCCTCTGGGGATTGGGTACGGATGGCCGTGCTGAAGGAAGAAAGCACGGGTGCAGGTGCAGCTTCCTCCTACCTGCAGACCCTGGTATCTCCCGACCGGGGAGCCTCCTGGTCCTACCCTGGGCAGTTGCAGTGTTGGTCCTGGAAGGCGCTGGCGGGCTACCCTGGTAGCTTCCCTGTGGCGATGGAGGGGATTGGGGATGTGTCCGGTACGTTCATCCTGGCCTACCTGCCATCTACCAGCTCTTCCACGCTGGCAGTCGCCTTCGCAGCCAGGGATGAAGCCTGGGAGCGGGACACTGCCCTGAATTTTGACTGTTCCGGGTACGCGACTTCGGCAGAAATAAAGTCGGTCTGTCTGGTGAAAGACCCGGAACGGCTCTGGCTTTTCGTGTGGGTGGAGGGCTCGGACGCTTCCGAGATCATCGCCCGCTACTGCCCCATCGGGAATGTGACCGACTCCACGGCATGGGTCACGATGGGCAGGATCACCGGCTTTGCGGGGGGGCTGCGCTACGGGCCACATTGCTGGCGTGCGGTATGGGCAGGGCATCGGATGGTCATGTCTGCGGGGCTGCATGATCCCGATGTGGCCGCGGGGAATGACCCGGTGGTGGTCGGACACTGGATGATGCAGTCTGGCGCCTACGACCCCCGGCCCTGGGATTATTCCCTGTTGGATATTGCCAACAATGATTTTTATATCTCTGGGTATCGGCTGCTCTCCTACCAGTGGATCCCGGCGATGGGGAACCCGGCCGGGGGTGGTGCAGACTCCGACGCACTGACCCCTTGGACCCGCACCATTGTAGGCACAGGAGCGGCCGTCTGGAGCAAGGCAGCGGTGACCTACGCGGCTTCCGCCAATACCGATGTGGCCTACCATGAGCTGAATCTTGGGCTTCCTGCCAGCATTTTTGACCGATGGGGGGCCGCCTCTCTGCCGCGTGGGCACGCCTTCCACTTCCGGCTGCAGGCCACTGCGCAGCGCGTAGCCGCCTCCACGGCGGAAGACATGGGCGTCCGGATCGTGGCGCTGATCGATGCAGCCACCGGGTACGATGTGACGCTTCGGGTCGGGACTACCCAGGTGGTGATCTACGACAACATGGCCGGGGCAGCCCTGGAAACAGTGACCACTACCGACCTCGCTTCTGAGTGCGAGGTGCGGATCGTGCTCCGTACTACCAGTGTGTACGTCCACTGGCGGAAGGTGTCTGCGGGGGCGTTGGCCGCCTGGACCGACTACGGCCCCTTCACCATGACTTCCGGCGCCAAAGCTGCGCAATATGTAAGGGTTGGCATCCTGGCGGCTACGGCTTCCGGTACGTCTTCGATCTTCGTCTGGAAGGACTTTGCGGTCTCCTATCAGACCGATGCTTCCCAGAAGCACGACATTGTAAAGCCTACGGACATGATGGGGACGCGCCTGAACCGGGCGCCCATCCTGGTAGAGAACGGGCTTCGGGTGGCGTGGGCCGGTTCCGGGGCGATGGATACGGACACATTTTCGGCGGTGTTGGACTACAGCCGGGGGCAGTCGAATCTTTCTTTGGCTTCTCCCCGGTTTTATTGGGAGAGCAAGGATCTCACTGAGCAGGAATTACTTTTCCGGGCATCCACAGCATCGGCGTACCCGCGCTGGCAGATCAACGCGCTGCTCCTGGTGGGGACGGTGGACCGGACCTGCACCCTGCAATTTTCGCCGGTGGACTCCACCCCGGCATGGGCTGCACCTGCTGCTGAGTATGAGCTGTCTGCTGATTTGTATGTAGACCTCACCGTTATGGAGGTAGATGGGGCATCCATCCGAATCGTGGATCCCAACAATGATGTGCTTCCCACAAAGGGCACGTTGATCGGCTGCTACTTCCGCCTGACCGCTTCCGGCACTGCCACCGGGAAAACCTACCGGATCCAGACCGACATCGGGGATGAGTCCGCAGGGGGCCGCTGGTTGGGGTTGGCCGGGGATGCGGACCTGGGAGCGGCCGGAGTGGCCATCGGCGCCAAGGGCTGCATCTTCGGGGACCGGATGGTCTTTCTTTCCGAAGAATTCAACCGATATCACTACTTCCGCCTTGTCTTTCCAGACGTGTCCTCTGTGGGCTCTCTGGGGACTTCCACCGGAACTCATCGGCTCGGCTCCCTGGTGCCTGGCTTCTTCCACAGGCTGGACGTGCCGATGGATTGGACACATACTGACAATGAGCAGCCCAACTCCACCGAATACCGCACGAAGGGAGGGGCTTCTTTCCGGTATACCGAGGGGCCTGCACAGCGGATCTTCCGGGGTGTGGTGGTCGGAGATGTGGAGGAGCAGCGGCACTCTCTGCGGTCCCTGCTACGGGAGTTCCACGGGTACTCCTCCACCCCCATCGGGCTGGTCCTGGACTCCACAGAGCTTTCCAGGGAAAATGTGGTGTACGGCTTCTGGTCTTCCGGTGGCCAGTTGGATCAAGCCGCCTACTACCAGGATGCGGATGGCCGCTGGCGTAGGGCTGGCGATGCAGACGTGCTCGTGACGGAAGAGGTGTAGGATGATCTTCCAAAATCCGATTTTAGACCGGTGGCGCCGATGGGATACGGGCTCCCGTCAGAAGGTCAACGCGCATTGGACCGCCATCGCAAAGTCTGATCCGAATTTCCGTTCGGTCTATATGACCTTTGAGCTCGTCTTTGGAGGATCCACCGTGGTACGGGTGGCGATGGTGCCGATGACCACTACCAGCTCCATTGACGGTACCGTGTACCGGTATCAGCAGGGTCTGGTGGAGGAACCGGAACTGGATCATGCGGTGGAGTTGCTGTCTTCGGCAGCAGCCGCAAGGTCTATTTCGATGCTTCTTCCGGCCGATATTGTAGACCCTTCAGAGATTCTGCTTCGGGGTGGGATGCTGGCAGGCATCGGGGAAGTCTCGTTGCAGCGGGATGGGGACGACTACGAGCTCCGCTGGGTTTTGATGCGCGGGGACATGACCGCCGGGATCTCCATCGGAGCTTCCGGGGAGCAGGTGCAGCTTCAGCTTTCCGACCCACGCGAAACGTCTTCTCTGAAGGTGCCTGCATACGCGGTGGACCTGGAAAGGTGGCCATCGGCGGCGGAAGATGCGGTGGGGATCCGCTACCCTTTGGTGATCAACGGGTATCCGGCGGTGCCCTGCCCGCGCGTGCTGAATGACTTTGGCGGTTCCGGGCTGCAATTCCTCGCATGTGCGCCAGGAAGAGACTTGGAAATTACCGAAGCCTATGTGAATGGGGAGGTCGCAGCGGGTGGGTTTGCGGGATGGGTGGAGTCGGAAGGGCAGGACGCACGGGGTGTGAAGGTGAAGCTGGCAGACTTCAGCGCATCGCCGGGGCCATGGGAAGAATCCGATGTGGTCTATGCGGAGTTGTCCAGGAAGACCGGCACAAAGGCCCTGTCTGTGGTGCAGATCATCCAGAAGCTGTTGGAAGGCTACACCGGCCTGGGAAGGCTGGGCTTGAACGTGGATCTGTTCTCGACTGCGGATCGTGCCATGCCCGGCACTCCACCCCAGATCATGGTGAACGCATCGGGGCAGGATGTGGTGAACGTCCTGGACTTTGTAGAGAATACCCTGCTTGGTTCCTTCCCTATGGTCTACATGACCTACCAGGGGCGCGGGCTTGGCCCTGTGGTGATCGACCGGCGGATCGGACCCGACATGGCCGGGGTGTCTGCGGTCCTGACCGGCGGGGTGGCTCCCCTGATCGAGCGTACCCTTCTGGTAGCGGAGACAGAAAAGGGCAGCATCTACAATGAGTTTGAAGTGCGGTACGGCTATAACCCAATGACCAACAGCTACAGCGGGATCGTGCGTCGGGACGGTACCACCTCGGTAGCGTGCTTATTGTCGCAGCGGATGGTGGGGGGAGTACGCCCGATGGATCCGATGGACTCCCCCTTTGTACAGTCGGAACAACAGGCGCACTACATTATTGATTGGCTGGTATCCCATCTGGCGGTGCCCTCTTATTATGTGGAGTGGGCATGTCTCCCTTCGGCCCTGGTGCGCCTGAAGTTGGGGCAGAACGTCCGCTATACGGACCCGCAGATCCGCGCGTTCACAAATGCGCAGGCGACTGTGGTGCGGGCCACCTATGCCCGTGGCAGGGCAACGCTGGGCCTACGGATCTGGCATCCGGCCTTTGAGCAGCTACTGTTGGGGCTGGTCAGCCGGTGACTCTGGGGTGGATACTGCTTCTTGAAGTCTGGAGATAGCGGCTTCATACTGCCGAATCCGCTCCTTCAGCATTCGGCGGTTGGTTGGGAGATCCCCCTCACGTCCTTCCAGAAGTGCGAGCTTGGCGCGCAATACGTTGCCACGCGCATCTGATTCATCGATCTGGAGTAACAGTAGTTTCTCTGGCGGCATTGGGGATCCTCTTTCTG